CCTCCTGCCTGCGACAGGGTATTTTTTCGTAGTTTTCTCTCAACACAAATCTCTTATTTTCCCCATTTGACAAGTGATTATACAGGGCTGCACATCTCCATTCATCCTAATTGTGATCAATTATATCTGGAAGGTCACTATTATCTTGAGTGGTATGGTTGGAGCTAACCCAAACATTCATGGAATGATGGGCCATTTATCACAGCTCCAATTGCAATTTGCAGAGTCTGAAAACAGAAAAGGCAGCGAAGTTGGTCACAATTGTGGTCACAATCGTGATTTACCAGGCTGCCAATCTGACATAATGAACTGAAATCATTATATATTTTACTGGTGGAGGCGGCGGGAGTTTGAACTATCCCGGACGCTTGGGGCAAACGATGAGCCCTCATATGGTTATTTGTAGTTCGATATTTATGTCGAATGCAAGGCAATGTACCACCAATACGCCAATGAATGCACCACTAATTTTTAATTCTGCTTTCTGAGTATCATCATAAGTATAAGAAAAAAAGCCAGTTCTAATTGGCTTTCTTAATTGACTTATTCTATTTGCTACTATCTGAGAATTAAATACGGTTTTACCTAATACTCCCCACATTCCTAGACAATAAACTTGATAATAATATGGATCAGTATCTTTAAAAGATTCCAATACCAATTTATCAGCTTCAGTTAAGAACTTATTGTCTTTGTATGTTGTATGAAGTACTGTTGCTACTTTGCTATCTATAAAATGTTTTTTAATCCAATGGTTTATATTTACCGGATTAAATGATAGCACCATTTGTTTTTGTGATTTTCCACCTCTTAGACGTATTTTAAGCTGGTTTATATCGGCTTCTTCACACTCGGTGGCCTCTTCTACCCATATATCAGTTACTTCTCCATTTTCAAAGGTTATAGACTTCAGTTTTTCAACATCATCTAGCCCTGCAAATGCTATCTCATTACCATTTAACAAACATTTAATTCTTAGATCACTTTCATTAACCTTAAAATAGGAATTTAACTTCCATGCTTTAATTATTTGTTTAAATAATGCAAACGTTGATTGCCTATTTGTATTGCCTGTTTGTCTCACTACTAGCAAATTCATCTTTTGTTTTAGTATTTTATATATATATCTTTCTGCTATGAAGTAACTCTTCCCTGATGAACCTCCACCATATAGCAGTAAATATCTATCTGTATTGTTTAAGTATGGTAAATATACTGGATTAAATACTTTCGTTGATATAACTATATTGACATTTTTACTCATCAGTTAGATCAACTCTAACCACTATATCACCATCAATTTTTACTTCCTTTTTATCCGTGAATAGTTTTAAATGCTTTCCTAATAGCTCTAAAGCTTTAGTTGCACCTGAAGAATCAAACTTATATTCTCCCGTGCCTATCAATTCTTTTGTTATATAATCGAATTGTTGTACTTCTTCTTGCTGCATACATCTTTCTGCTATTATTTTAAGATTTGATAATACATATTGGGCGTCTACATCAGCTTTTTCTGCTTGCTTTTGTTTTCCTTTAGCTAGTTCTTCTTGAATATTAACATTTGCTAACAATCTACTTCCTTGTTCGTTAGCTGTTTTAGAACTATATCCTGCTCTGATCATCGCTTGTGTTGCATTAAGATCTATTAAATACTCTTCTATAAATCTTTGCTGCTTAGCAGGTAGTTTTTTCGTTGCCGTCATATGTATCACTTCCTTCTATTTAATTTGGCGAAGTGTATAGGACTTGAACCTATAAAGCATTACTGCTCACTTGTTTAGCAAACAAGCTGAATACCTTTATCGCAACACTTCAAAATTGTTTGAGTAGATAAAGATTTGCACCTTATAGTCTCCAACAGCGGCTCGTTTTATGGAGTTCCCTGTACTGTTCCAGTTAGCGTCTACCTATTCCGCCACTACTCATATTGTGGCTGGCTTTATTTATAGGTAAAAGCAGCCAAGACATACCATATAGATATATCTACCATTCATAACACTAGAGTTATTCACTCTTTGTAAAATAACCACTACGCCAATAAACTAAATCCCTTCAACTTTCGTTGATGTTCTCGGTTGCGAGTTATCCTACAAGCAAAGAATAAATCTTTACTCATTAGTTAGATCGGTTAATTTATATTAGTCTTTCTATTGTTACTCCGTTTTCATTCATTACATAAACATTTTCAACTCTATGAATTATTTCGTTTGGATTATCGCTTGCAGAAAAATCTGTAACAGAATAATCACTTAAAGATACAACTTCTGGCTCTTTGTCATTATGAAATGTTTTATATTCCAAAATGTTTTTGCTAGTTATCTTATATTCTTTAATATCTGATATTACTCGTTCCAAACTTTCATATACGCATCTTGGTAAATCTCCGTTTTCACGCACAGTTTCTAATCCTTCTTTAATTTTTAAAATCATTCTTTCTACCTCATTATCTTTCTATCTATCTAACTAATATTTGCAGTAATACACTGCTTGTAAGGTGTAAACGAGTGGGCCTCCCCTACATTCTATGGATTTATAGTCCAGTTCCGTAGATGATTTTATACCCTACAAGCAACATATCGTTGCCTATTCATCTTTTCTTGATTTTTCCTAGCTTCTTCCTACGTAGTGCCTCTTCATACTTGATATACTGCTCACAGGCCATTGCTAACTTGCACCCGTTACAACTAGGGCATTTCATTCTTTGCTCGGAACTGCATGGATCATATTGATGTTTCATACATTCATTTACCTTTTTTATCTTTCTCTAAAAACCCCTTTATCATTGAATAAAATCCTATTACTATAAAACTTGTTATTAGGATCACTCCTATTACATAAGTAATTACCATATATAATTCATTCATATAATTACCTTCTTCTCTTTCTAGTCTTTTTATAAGTTACTGGGTGTTGTTCTTGATATATAAAATATTGTTCTCTAAATAACAATTGACATTCTTCTCTAAACATTCTTGCTGATTCATAATAACCATATTCGATACAGCCTTTATATAAGTCTACGCATTCATTGATTAAGTTAAATAATTCTGGGTATTCTTCTTCTAGGCTATGTAGCCATTTGTGAATAGTGTCATTAAGAAGTGCGCCATTGTCGAATGTTTCTCCACCACCATATTCTTTTTTGAGCAAATGATGATATTGAAGAGCATTAAACGCTTCAGGCATTCCTGTTAGCATACAGACACAATCAAATACGTCTGCTATTCTTCTCTTAATAACCTTATTCTTCATAGCAACAACTCCATTCGTTTTTGCAACAAAAAAAGAGGGCTTTTGCTCTCTTTTGACTATCTCATACTACTATTTTAGCACTAATACTTGGACATTTGTTGGACATCATTCGAAGTATCTTTTTTGGCAATAATCCTTATAAATTCTTCGACATTGTCTTTCACAATACTTACCACTTATTATATTTACTATCTCTTCCCATGTCATTTTCTTCTTGTCTTTTAATTCTATTATTTTTGCCTTTAACGGCTCATATTCTCCTATTCTTTTTAACTCAGCTTCTACATACTCAGAATAATAAAATATTGCCTTTTCCGTTTCATCTATTTGATTACATAATTTTATATACTCAGGATCTTCACACTCTATTACATAAGCAAGCGTACGATCTTCTCTTTTTAATCCGCCATCAACTTGTTCTCTGTCCAGTTTGGCCGCTTTAGGTTGTGTTCTTTCAAATACAAGATCTCTTTCATTCATGCGTAGTTCTCTTAAGTTTTCCAAGCGTTGAATCTTGTCATTTGCTTCATAAATAGTAATATCAATTATTTCCACTACTTTTATTCCCCTTCCTCATACATTATCGTTGCAAAATATGTAAGATCGGCATAATTTGATCTTAATCCTTGACTAGTTTGCACAATACATACTTTAATATCTATAACTTTTTTGCCTTTAATAAACTTATTTATTTTTTCTTCAAAGCATTCCACATCGTTTGTTTTAATGATTATTGCTTTCATTCTTATCTCCCTCTCCTAATCTTTCTAACCAATTTTTTAATCGGCGATGGCTCTTTTATTCCACAAGCCTTGAGCAGTTTCTT